GAAGGGATGTTCTCAATCAAAAATTTAATTGCTCCCTCAGACGAATCATCATGAACAGAAACTATTGTACGCTTCAGCTGTCTTGTCACATTTCTTTCGACATCTTTCTTTTTTCTATCCTGCTGCATTCCTTTCAACATATTTTTCTCATCTTTTCCGGTGAGTATTTTGAAAGTAATTGTCAGATGTGTCCTGGGGAGAACTGTATCAAATGTGCCGTTTTCATTGGCAGTAACTTTTAACTCTTCCACTTCTTTTTCCCCATGAAAAACACGGGCTAGATTCAAATCAAACGCATATCTTTGTTGTGAAGCACAAGAAGGACACGTAACCTCTGTTTCGTAGACGTTGCCATATCCCGAAGTGCGAGCAGCAATAACAATCGCGTTCCTATCGCCAACCAAGAGAGTTTCTGCGTTTATTCTCTTGTCGACAATTAAACTTTGAATAACTCGGTCCAAGGCTACGCCTTTCTTAAGCAGAGTCTCGGAAGTAAGAATATCCTCTTCCTTCGCAGTCATCTGCTTAATTTCAATGCTGTCTTCCCCGTGAAGGGGATGGCCTTCTGGATAAAACCGTCCTTGCGACGGTAAGTCTACAAATTCCGTTGGAACTATAAACGAAAAAGCGTCTCCCCTCTCTTCTTGTATTGCTTGTGGAGGAGGAGCGCTATCATGCTGTTGAACGCCACCAATGCGTTCTTTATTTCTTGACAATTGTCACCTCTTTTGTTTGTGTTTGTTTTAGGGATCAGACCGGGGTTGTCCCCGGGTCACTCGGTGCTGGTACCGAAATAGAAATATTCGGGCGCCTTGCCACCGCCTTTCTGGGTTAGAGTCGCCCAGTCATATCTCATCATAATATCAACTTGTGATAAGTCGTCGGCGCCGTATTCCAAGTCGCCAAATTTAACTTCTCTAATCCAGGCATTATGGAGTGTCCACTCTTCAACGACGGCGCCATCGGCGCCTAATTGACTTATTACAACTGAAGATAGAGCGGTAATTGATTTTGCTTTCGAGATTGTTTTTGATGTCGCGCCCGCGTTCCCGGGGAGCGAGTAGCCGGCGTCTCCTAAAACTTTTGCCAATGAGGTGGCTATATCAGGGTCAGCAGGATCAACTAATGCTATAGTAATTTCATTCCAAGTCACGTTACCGGGATAGTAGAAAACATAATTCAAATACTTGTGTTCTGCTGCATTAACTGTAAAAGTTGGCTTGTTTACGGTTTTCGCGTACCAAGCGACACCGAGCCCCGAGTCCGAGTCACCAAAAGTCACCTTAAACCTAAACTTTCTTTTAGGCTCTACCGCTTCGTTTCCCGTGGACGTCCAAAATCCCATGATCTAAATCTCCTGTAGTCTATTTTTAATTAGTGCTGCGAAAGAAAATTTCCGCTCTTTTTTAGTCATCAAACGAAGCTCCCGTTGACATAATAACAAAGTCAATGGCAATGTATTCAATGGCCCGGGCAGGCTTAACCATAATCTTAGCATATAGAATATTTTGATCAATGAGGTCGGGAGTGGTGGTGGTTTCATCAAGAACCAACCGATAGTCCGTAATACCATATGATACTACCATATTTGCTAAGAAGGGGTCAATCAGGGCTATAAAATTGTTCCAAGTGTCGAGAACATTTGGCTCAAAAAGAATCTTAGTGGAGAGAATAGAGATTTGCTTCTTCATGTAAATCACTAGTCTGCGCACATTAATTCTATCGAGAGCAGACCGACGTTCCTGTAGTGTTTTCTGCCCAAAGACAACTATTCCGCTGGATGGGAAAGAAGCAATAGGGTTAATGTTGGCTTCATAGAGCGTATCGCGCTCTTTCGAAGTTAGACGCTGAGTTATGCCCGTAATGGGAATACCAGCAGCGCCTTCGGAAAGACCGCCGCGGTTAAAACCTGCGGGTGCAAACCAAACATCTGCTGCTCTCTCTGAAGAGCCCATAACACCCAGCATCGCAACTGAAGGCGGGATCCAGAGCATACGACCAGCATCGTCGCGAGTTTGCACCCATGGGAAGAATGTACAGCCGTAACTTGAATCGATTCTCCGGTCGCGGAGAGCGTTTGCGGCGCCGAGTACCGAACCGAGTCGGCTGGCCTTGGACGCCTTGTATGCCTCTGCGGCAGGAGTATAAACGTTTGGCAAGTCAATCAATGCCAACGCATCAGCTCGCTCCTCACAAACCCGAACCATGTGTGTGGTCAAGGTGGTTTCTGTAAGTCCTGGCACTGTTAACAGATTCATATCTGTGAATTCTGGGTCTGATACTGTATCAATCGCACGCCTATAGGTGTGGTAAGCATAGCTTCCTTGTTCTGTTGAACCGAGCCCATTGTTATAGAGTGGATCTGGCTTCATGATATCGAACCCGTCAAAGCCGCCAAAGAATGGCGCTGTAAACCGGTTGATTTGAGCATCCAGCAAGTCAGCATAAGAACTTGATGTGTATGAATCACCGAACACCCCTGCGGTGGACGTCTCTCTCGCGCGGGATCCAGAAGAGTAGTACCAGCCATCGTTTGTACTTGCCTTTAAGACAATATCGTCTAGAGAGAATACGTATGCCCAGTCTTCTACACCAGCGACATTGTGTCGGAGAATAGCATTGTGCCCTCCACCAGCGCTATATCCAGCGTAAAGTAATCTGTGAAAGTCAGCGATACCAGTAGATGGGTCGGTAGTGGTCGCAGTTCTTGTAGTCTGCATGCCATAATACGCATCAGTTACATTAGTATGACCGCCGTCAGTTCCGGAGGTGCGAAGCATTACTGCTGGGAACTGTAATGAGCCGGTGGCGCTACCATACACTGCCGCCGCTTCAGCCGGGCCGCCCTCTGTAGAGAGGGTTAAGCCGGGACCACCAGAAAGATATGTTCCGGGCATGAAGAGGTTGATCTCGTCGTAAGTATGGCCCCACGTTGGAATATTCACCCCACCTGTTACGAAGAACGATGCATCGAGTTCGCTTCCATCGCCATACTTCTGCCCTGGAACTTTAGAGCATGCGCCCGTAGAAGTCAAGTCATAAACAGTTCTAAACCGCGGGGGCCCGAAATAGCCAAATGGTATCGTGCCGTCAGATGCTCCACCAGCTTCAATTGTTGGGTCCATCTCGACGTAAACATACTTTGACTTATTGTCGTAATCGCCGTACGTTCTCAATACTTTATCATCAGTGTTCCACTCTGTATATTTATCACCAATCACGCGTGCGATATAGTTTGGAGAAGCCGGGTCAAGGTTAAGATTGTCAAACCTCTCTAATATTTGAACATTGCTGTCAGTATCGTTGAGCGCGCGGATCAAAACAGAGAATGTACCGTAATCGGTCGTAGTCGTCGTTGACCGACGAATTTCTGAAATTGAAACTTTGCAGTTCTTATGAAGCCACTCGCCATGCCCGCGGCCCATCAAGCGGAATAATTTTTGCTGTCTAAAAGGCACGAAGTTCGCGGGGGTACCCAAATGCTGGCCAATAAACCAAGGGCTTCTTGCCTCGTTGGAAGCCTGAGCCTTCATGTTAAACGGCCCGAGGCCGCCAGGGCCGCGAATGGCCATTAGACAACCAATAGACGATGAATTAAGCCCCTTGTTTCTTATTTCCTGCTCGTAAGTTTCACCCAACCAATATCCTGTCGCTGAGCCGGAACCACCCAAGCCAGGAAGATAAAAGGTAGAACCACTCACAAGCTGCGGATTTGTGTTGAACTTCTGACGAACAAAGTTTTCGTTTGAGTCATCGAGACCAAACCTAATTGTGTCTGAACCGCCGAGAGAAGTACTAACAACAAGCGTAAAAAGGTCGTAGGTGGTATCAGTTCCAATGAGAACGTTGGCTGATGCGGTCGCAATCCCGGGGCCATCGCTCGTGACGGTGGCGGTACCAGGGCCACCATATACGTTGCCACTTAAGGCGACATAGCCATCAGCAAGATACCAAACAGCCGCAAGGCTCCCGGTTGCAATGCGCGGGGCTGTGGCGCTCTGGGAGTGAAAGACCCAAAGTCCGAAGGCGCCGCCGTTATCTGGAGGGGAGACATTAAGTTCTGTATTATTAGTCCGCCAGCCGG